TTCAGCTCCTACTTGTGAAAGAAATCCTGAAATAGTTCTCGGTCCGAAAACTTCAGCTTCTTTTTCCATAAGATCTGGTAAATATTGTTGTGCCCAACCACCAGAACCATTAAGGTCTAAGTAGTTTGTTGATAGTGCTTGCTGCTGTGCAGCTGGAACACTATTCAAATTATTTCCTGCAGTAATTGCCATAATTTTTAATTTTTAAATTTATTATTTGTTTTTAATTTTAAACTTGAAATCAGGAGTATCGTCGTTATTTAAGGCTCTTACTTTAAATCCGCTAGTGTTCATGTTCTCGACATGAGATTGTCTAGGATCCATGCTCACATTCTTTGACTTGGCAATGCTTGCTTTTAATGCATCAACCTTACCTTGTTCATAAAAATGACTCGCAACTTGATCGGGATTCATAGCGGTAAATAAACCTTTGTGATAACCCACGGCATCTTCTATCATATTATCTTCAGTCAAAAACTTTTTGATGAAGTTATTGATATCGCCTTGAGTTTCTCTAACATTCTGTTTGTCTTTTACATTAAATCTAAATTTTTTATCTCCAACGTTGTATTCAAAACCTTTAAACCCTTCGTTAAAAACTTTATCAGATTTTTCTCTAAAGACATTAGATTGCTTTTCGCCTGTTTCGCGACTTTGCTCTGATTCTTCGTTATACCTGTTGAAGAAACTAACAGCTTTCTGTTGCTCTTCAGTGAGCTTCGATCCGCTTTTAATATCTTCGTAATATTTGGATTTTACACTTTCCAAGTGTAGCTTTGCGTCGGCAACTTGCTCCTTCATCGCTAATTTTTTTCTTTTTATATCTCTATCGTCATCCATATCCTCATCATAAGCAAAGGTATCTTCCATAACGAAGTCAACTTCGTCTTCTGATAAGTGCGGTTTAGTAGATTTATAGTATTCTTTTAACAGAGTGTGATTGTCTAATTCTGAGTAATCTTGGTTAAGAGTTACAAAGTCATTTAGGTCTCCACCTGTGTCTTCCATGAAGTTCATTAACTTCTGGATATTTTCTGGTAGCTCAACACCGCTTTCCATAGATTCAATTATAGCCTCTTCAACTTTATCCGCTATTTCTTCAACCTGCTCTTCGTTAGTTATCTCCTCAATTACTGGAGCTTCCTCGGTTGGTAACACGGTCTCTTCAATAACTTCTACCACTGTATCTGTAGGTTCTGTGGTTTCAGTTTTTTCAACTGGTTGACTTAAATCAACTTTAGTTACGGTCTGTTCGCTAAGATCTTCTGGTGCTTTTTTCATCTTAGCTTTTACTGTAGTCACATTGCCTTTTGTTTCGTTTCCCGTAGGCTGCACCTCTGGTTTTTCTTTTACTTTTAGTTTTCCAGTTGACTCATCTGCCACTGGATTTTCCTTCTTTTTTGCCATAATATAATATAATAATAGTTAATAATTTACTTCTATCTAGGTCCGAATCTTGACATGTCAATACCTTTTCCTAGAACGTCGTTACCTTTAGATTCAAAAGGTTTTTCTTGCTTAGCACCTACCTGCATGCTAGTTTGTTTTTCAGAGCTTTGCATTTTTTGAGATTCTAACTTTGCTCTTTCTTTGCTTTCCGCTTCTTTAAGCTTCATGTTCATTTCAAACTCTAAGTGCATTAGCTGTTTTTTAACCTCTGCTTCCGCGAACATTTTCTTAGTACCAAAGTCAGCTTTAGCAGATTCAATAGATATAGCTGTGTTAGCTATCGTTTGTTGTTTCTGCTGCTCAAAACCTGCTGAAGCTTCTTGCTGTTGTATATTAGCCTGCGCCTGCGCTTGCATGTTCTCTTGTTGCATCATCTGATCCCTAGATATCTTTTTCTTTCTTCTAATTTTTAAAAGCTGGTTAGCTAGCTTTGTGTTCTTTATTTCCCTAAGATCAATAGCATCTTCAAGCTCTATGTTCTGCTGTCCTAAAGCAACTTGAATATTCATCTCAAGCTTAGCTTTTTCTTCCTCGTCTGGCTGTAGCTCTAAGAATATACCAAAGTCGTATAAGTGTAAATCCGACATCTCTGCTAGCGTCATCACGTTGTGCCCACCGATAGCTTGCATAAAAGCGTCTCTTGTTGGAGAGTACTCTATAATATCAGATATTCTAAGCGATAAGCATTCACACACCTCAGACGTTAAAAACATTCCGCTTTGTAATATATGTCTAGTCGCTGTGTTTGAGTTTGCTGCTGCCATTTTTTGTACTCCAACTAAAGATCTTTCGTCAGGAGTACTACCGTCTCTAGCTTCATTAAGACCAGTCACGTCTCTTATCATTTGTAAGTAGTAATTATAGTTACCTATAAGTGCCTGTAATTTACCAGTTCCTGCTCCACTTGCTATCTCTTGTATTGGTACTTTACCAGGATTCATATCTCCTTCTGACGTCATAGACCTACCAATAATACTACCAGTCTGAAAAAACATATTTAAAGCTTCTTGTGGACTGTAAGCAGTTCCGTTACCTAAGTCAATCTCAGCTAAACCATCAGCGTCTAAATAAACACCGTCTGGAACCATACGTGACATTACTTGCTGCAACTTTAAATGAGTTAACTGTATCATATCTGCAAAACCAGTAATTCTACCTACTAAAGACTCTATTCTACCCTCGTACATTCTAGGCGCAACAATAGCATAGTTCATTTTGATCTTAGTGTAGTCACTCTTAGGTCGCATCATGTTTTTAGCCATTTCCCACTTAAGTAGTTTTTTAGTACCTAAAATTAAAGCGCCATCGTATAGGCATTCTACTTTTCTAGCTTCTCTACTAAAGTTTTGGTTTTCTCCAGGATTAAACGTGTCGTCTTTTTCAATAGCCTTATCACCTCCAGAAGCCGTTTCTTTTACTTTGTAAACTTCCGACATGTATGTCTTATAGTTAAAGTATAATACACGAACTTTATTTCTATCATTATCCCCATCTCTCATGCGGTTACTTTCGTATTTACCAGAGCTTTGGTTGTTATAATCAGTTACTTCTTTTAAATCTTCCTGCGTTAAGTGTGGGAACTGTTTTATAAGTTCGTTAACTGGTATAGTCTTAACCTCACCAACATAATATATATCTTCAAAATAAGGGTCTTCTGTGTGCGAATAAACTAAGTTAGCCGGATCCACGTAGTCTATTGTAACACCCTCAGATGTGTTAAAAGAGGTTTTTACAGCGCCTATACCTAATACGGTAAGATCGTAGTAAAACCTCCTTTTTGTAAGATCGTATCTATTTCCAGTTAGCAAAGTAGTTAAAGCTTGCTCTTCAGCTATTTCTATTGCCTGCTTGTAATTTAATTGCATGTGAAGATCTAACTCTTCTTGAGAGTCTGGTAATAAGCTAGGATTATCATTAAACAAGTCCATCCCAAAAGTTTCCTTAATAAATTCTTTCAACTCTCTAGTTCTCATGTCTTCCATGATACTATCCATGTACTCGGTTCTTTTACTAACTCCAAAAGGATCTTGAGAATATGCTTTTATATCGTACACTCTTTCAGCTATACCGTTAACAACAATATCTACAAATTTAGATATTATCGGAACTGGCTTCCAGTCTAAGTTTAAATAAGATAAGTCACCGTTAATAGATAGTTCGTCTTTGTACTTTTGAATTGGTTGCTCTCCCCTAGCGTACAACCTTAAGTTGTGGAAGTTGTTTCTATTGTGAATATATCGGTTAGAGTTATTGTCTTTATCAAACCACTCACTCTCAATAGCGTGTGCTACCTTGAGTCCATACTCATAGCTTATTTTTTCTGCATCACTAACTACTTGACTTGGAAATTCCCTCATATTAATCTTTTATTATCTTTGAAGTACCACCACTGTTAGAGTACTTGGCCATACTTATATTCAATTTTGGTTTTTCTATTTTTGCGTTTGGTCTATATAGATTTCTGTTACAAGCCATTATAGCTAGCCCTGAACTAATAGATGCATCAAACTTAGTTCTTTTGTTTATGTCGAATCTACTCCAATCATTTAGTAGTTCGTTGAAATAAACATTTCCATAAACCCCATCTCCTAAATGACCTACGTGACTCTGTATGTACATCTCAATAGCAGCTGCGTGAGCTTGCTTTATATCTTCACTTGAATTAGGTATGCCTCCAATTTCTTTCTCTGTTACAGATAATTTGTTCCAAAGTTTATCTGGTCTATTCATAGAGTAACCTCTATATCCTCTTCTTCTTAAATGGTACAACAATCTAGGTTTGTTATTCTCGCAAAGTAATGGCATTCCGTAAAACACCAAAGCCATTAAAACATCTTCGAAAAATATCTCAGCTGTTGGAGGTCTTGCCACATACTCTAAAAACATGTGATTAGGTGGGCAATCTTCCATGCTAAACTTCGTTAGTCCATGAAGCGCTCCGTTTGATCCTTTTCCATCAACCGTCCCACTAATATCATAACTATCACAACCAAAAGCCCCCATGTGTTCATTAGCAGGATATCGTATACCATTTTTTTGTATTATTTTATTTTGCATATTTGCTGGCGGAAACCAGCTCACTTTAAATCTTCCTTTCGGATCTGGGTAGAATATAACTTGTGTGTCTTTTATTCCATTAACCCATTGGAAGTTTCCAACTGATATCGCTGAGGAGTTA